GCGCTGTAGAGTACGGACATATTGGTGCGAAAGATGGTATCGAGCCGCCACGGACTGCCCTGCTGAATGGTGACCGGCTTACCCGTTACCGGGTCAGTCGTGTCACGTGGTCCCCACCATCCCTTACGCTTCAGCACCGGCTCCAGCTCCTGCCGGAACCAGCGATCGGTTTTTCCTTCATCGACAGCCTGCTGCAGTGCCCCGCGAATATCTTCCAGGATATCCAGGCGGGTCACTTTAGCAACGGTAAAGGCGCGGGCATGGGCCTCCTGCCACATTTCTTCCCAGTCCCAGGTAATCTGATACCCTTTGGACTTCAGGTAACTGACTGCCCGCTTCGGGGGAAGCGTCATGCAGTACGCCAGTTCAGCCGTTGTCACGCTCATGCAGACGTCCCCGGATATTTGCCACAAAGAGAATACGGGCCAGCCGTTCCTGCAGATCGTCCGTGTTCATCTGAGGGTAGAGCTCCGCCAGTTCGCCCAGCAGCTCAGTCGGGTTAACCCCGTTTTCGACCCGCTTAAACAGAGGTGCCAGGACGGGTTCCAGCGTGCCATTTAACACACCTCCGTTCATCAGAATGTCCAGCGCGTCGTCAAGCTGCTGCTGAGCCTGAATATCGGCATCAATCGCCTCGGCAAATGACAGCGGCAGCATGTTATTCTGGCGTTCCGACGGTGATGTCTCGTCAATATCGCCGTCCTGCAGTTGGTACTCACGCTTAAAGTATTGCGGGGTCAGACGCAGACCCGCCCGGGTGAGTTTTTCGTCGCGGGTGGCGCGGGTGTCATCAATGGTCTCCTGTTCCCACATGGCCCAGACCGGACACGGCACATCGCCGAAGTTCAGGGTGACCACCGTTCTGATAACCTGATTCACTGCTGCCTGAATGATGTCCGCATCCGCATCGCGGATATCAGCCGTTACCTCCAGCCCGGCCTGTGCAGAGGCCTTGTTACTGTTCGCTTCCGTGGTCTGATTCTGACCAAGTAATGCAATGGAGATCTCACTGCGTGACAGTGTGATCAGCTCGCGGAATACCTCGCTGCTGTCCGCCTTACCATCCGCGGCTTTGAGTTCGATGCTGCTGTCATCGGGGATGGTGGCCACCGCGTCCTCCACCATCTGCTCCATGGAGTCCAGCAGTTTTTCAATCTCTGCATCATTTGCACCCCTCGGGTGCTTACCGATCACCCACGGGGAGCCAAACTTTTCGGCAAAGCGGAGCCAGAATTTCATCCCGCCTTTCTTGAAGGCGACCGGCCAGAAGCACATGGACAGGTCCGGGAAACCGTAAGGATTGTCATACGAGGCATCCTGTGCCGGCACCACGAATTTTGACGGTGACAGCAGCTCACCCTCCACACCCGCATCACGCGCCCGGAAGCGCAGGCAGTTGTCCGTATCAAACTGAAACCACTCAGGCGGTTTGCCGACAATATCCGTCACTGCCCACGCCCTGACCGAACGGCCCCACATGATTTCACAGGGCTGATACCCGTAGAGCACGGCATCACTCATCTCACCGATGATGCGGGACAGATCCAGATCGTCGAGCATGTCGCGGATGAAACGGAAGACCCGGGCAGAAGCGTGACCGCGCTCCAGTCCACGCTCCAGTGATTTGAGCGCTGCTTTACGTCTGCGGATACAGCCCCCAACCAGCGGGTCGGTGCGCAGTTCGCGGTAGATACGGATATCCCGTCCCTGAGCCTTGAGAATGGGATCAGGATTGGGCAGATACATGCCCAGTCCGTAAAAGTCGATCGCGCGGCTGCGGGAGGCAATCTGCGCGGTCAGTGATTTCTGAGGCTCAGAAAAAGCAACAAATTCATCGGGTGAAACCCAGATACCCCTCGCCATCAGAATCCCTCCAGCATACGGGCCGCCTGACGACGACGGCGTGAGCTTGCCTTCACCGGCCCTTTGTTAATTTCACGGCTGGCGAAATACGCCAGCGCCAGTGCGATGGCTGAATCCCCGTGGCGTTTACCACCGTCAGCCTTTGCTTTTGAGCGTTGCTCCGGTACGCGGGGGACACCGTTCACCACCTGAACGGCCCGCAGGTCATCCAGTGTGTCTTCATCCTTTGGTAAGTCCACCAGGTTGCCGTCTTCCAGTGCAGCTTTGACCGGAGGCATATGCTCCCGGTACCAGCCTTCGGTTGGCATCACCTGCTGAACCCGGCCGGAGCCGTAGCGCTGCATGGCGTATTCAGCCAGATAGGCACCATTACCACGGGCATCAAACGCTGCACCCAGCAGACCGGGCAGGCCATCCATCAGATACCAGGTGATTTGCTCCTGCTGTCTGAACGGCACGTTACGCAGCTCCAGTACGAATGGCACGCGTCGTACCAGGTTCTTCTCCTGCAGCAGGGGATAGTCCACCGACAAATCACCGCTACGGCCAAAGTCGCGCCCCAGGAAAGAGCGGGCATCAGTGGGGAGTGCCTCCAGCAATGGTTTCAGATACTCATCAAGCCAGTCCTGCGTCTCGCGGAAGCGAACCTCATCAGACAGCAGTTCATAACCTTCCTTGCAGGTCAGACGCAATACCGGCGTATCAGCGGACATGCGGGACTCTATCAGGGCACGGGACAGCCAGGCACCGCCACCGTTGGCCGGAATACAGTCAAGCTCTTCGGATGCGCCGGCACCGTAGAATTTGTACACCGATGCCATCCAGGCCTGCTCGGATGCCTCCGACCATTCCTTCCCGGTGCGCAGACAGACGCGCCGGAACAGCCCCTCAGATACGGCTTCCCGGAAAGTGATGCGATGTATGCTGCCTCCCTGACGTCCGGCACGGATATCCCCGATAAGCGTATTGAACGGATTGTCGTCACCGTCATGGGTGGAGATAACGCGTACCTTTCCCCCCCAGATAAGCATCGCCAGCGCCGCTTTCAGCAGTTCGTCCAGTTGCTCATGGAACGCCGCTTCGTCGATAACAATAATACCCTGACGGCCACGCAGGTTAGACGGGCGGCTGGAGAGCGCAACAATACGAAAGCCGGAGTCAGGAAATTTGATGGTGTAAGTCTTGATGTGTTTGTCGTCGTCGTCCTCTTCCCAGAATCCTTCTTCAATTTCACTGGCCGCATAGTTGAATGCCCGTGCCCACATCGCACACGCCTGAATGTATTCGACGGTCATGTCCTGGTTATAAGCGATGTAATACACATTCATCCCGCCTGCTGGCGCAGAAGAGGCGGCGGTCAGTACGTTATCGGATGCCTCAGCCCATGTAATACCGGTACGACGGCTCTTTTCTATCACCTTAAGCGGAGAGGTGTCTGCCACCCAGCGCTGCTGGTAAGGCAACAGAACGGGAGGGGCATCCAGCGCCGAGGTATCAGGCAAAACGGGAGCAAGGTTATTCCTCCCGTCCATGGGACTCATCCCTTCGGGGCCGCCGCCAGCGGCGTTTAAAATCACTCCGGATGATTTTGTCATGTGGCAATCCCCAGAATCTCGCGACGAAGCGCCTGTACTGCGTCGCTTGACAGTCCCCCCTTACGGGCAATTTTCTCGGCGTTGCTGGCTGCCTGCTGCGCTCTGGCCCGTACTTCAGACTGGAACTTTTTGAGGTTGACGGACGCGCGGGACAGCGTAGCCACATTCTTCGCCACCTTCGACAGCAGGGCCACGCGTTCTTTAGGATCGACTTCGCCTTCTTCCGCCTCCTGCAACTGGACAATACTCTCGAACAGCTCGGTCTGAATAAGGGCTATCACAGCCTCCGAACGCGCATCCTGATCGTCTGCTGCGCCTTCGGTCAGCATGCGGGCCGCTTCTGTTGCCGCACGGATAGCACCATAGCGGCGCTCAATCTTCTGTCCATAGCGATGGATAGCGGATTTGCTGATGACGTACCCCCGCTCACGCAACAGTGACTCCAGCTCGTTATACCCGCTGAAGCCGGATTCAGTCAGCGCCCGTTCAAGCCAGCGGCGCACGTCTTCCGGCAGCTTTTCTATTGTGCTGCGTCTGGCCATTATTCACTCCAGTACTTTTCCGGGCGGGCAATACCCGGACCACATTCCACGGTGTATTCCACCAGGTCTACGCCGAGGCGGGTCAGGTCAGCAAACCAGTCGCCAGAAGGTTTTTTCTCCAGATCAACCATTTTACGGTCAGCCAGATAATCCAGTTCGCGGCGCAGTTCCAGCGGTGTGGTGTCCGGGTAGATGGCACGGGACACATCCAGCAGCAGCGTCTCGCTGGCGGTGTAAGGGCGGGTCTTGTTCAGGGCAACCAGCAGACTCCAGCGCAGGGATTCGCGGCGTACCCGGGTAATATCGACCATTATTGACCTCCGGTATTGCGGTACTGCTGTACCACTTCCAGTTTGTTATAAAGCGCGTCCAGTTTGGCCTCAATGACTGTCTGGCCACGGATATAATCCTCTCGACGGACATAATTCAGCGGTAAATCCGCTTTAAATCGCATAAATTCTTTTTCCAGCTCGCCCCAGTTGGAGGCGGATTGTTGCAGGGCCTGTTCAAGGGAGGCGAATCGTGCCGCCTGGCGTTCTTCTGTTTTACTGAACAACCATTTGGCGAGCCCTCCCACAAACCTCATGAAGGTGAGCAGAAAACTCACCACCGTCCAGAATTCAACCTGCAGTGTCATTTCTGTAATCCTTCCCGTTCATCCAGCAGCGCGTTTATCTGGTTCCGCCAGCGACGACATTGCCATGCGTTGTCGATGATGTTGGCGAGAACGTCACGCTGGGAGACACCCGAATCGCGTAACCGGGTGTCAGTGGTTTCAGGTTGCCCGGTCGCTGTGCCAGAGCGGGTGCCAGTGGCGGCAACTGAGTCTGAATGACCGGTGTCGACGGATGCGTTGTCATATCCGAGTGCGGCGTTGTACTGGCGCACGAAACCGCGAGTAAACACGCACTCAATGGGATGACTCTTACCTTTTTCATCAATCCAGCGCTGTGTGACATCGTTAATTTGCCCCTGTAGTTGTTTGTTCCGGCTCTCCAGTTGAGCAATCTGCTCAAGATAACCGGCTTCAGCCCGCTGCCCGGCGGCCACCTGCTCCTGATACCGTCTGGCCCAGGCCCGCAGCGCAGCATTCTCAAGCGTTGCCTGCTCCGTTTTGTACGCGTCAAATGCTGACTGCAACTGACTTAGCGCGGTATCACCGTCACGCTTTGCAGAGTCATGACCACTTCTGTATCCCATGGCATACAGGCCGACCAGAAAGGCATTGATAAGAATGGCCAGCAGAATGCCGCGCCACGGCAGCTTTTTAACCAGATGCCACACAACTGCTGCCTCCCCATGTGAGATATCGCGGTGCCAGTTCGCGCAGGATGCGCTGCGGATAATGGCGGTTCTCCCGCCAGCTGGCCGCATTGCGTCCGGCATTCACCGTGGCGACATGTCCGAACCAGCGGGTGCTGTCCAGACCTTTCTGTGATGCAAGCCGCCTGTCCCGTTGTACCCAGCCCAGACCACCGTTATAGCCCGACAGTGTCATGGCCATACGCTCGCAGTCACTGGCGGCGCTGACACGCTGCCACAGCCAGCGGTCATAGCTGACCAGCGCCCGGATAGCCCATGCCGGATTAAACGGCTCACGACTGCTCAGCATCGGTATCAACTGGCTTATCCAGTCGGCAGTGGCAGGCATGAACTGCGCCAGTCCCTGAGCGCCAGCCGGCGAGATCGCATCAGGTCGCCAGCCGCTTTCCTGATGCAGTTGCGCGGCGAAATCGGCCACCGGCGCAGACAGTCCCCATTCAAGCCGGGCATTACGGATCACATCATCGCGATACTGCAGCGCAGCCTGCGGAGGTTGTGCTGCGCATGCCTGGCTGAAAAAGCCGCCACACCAGAGCAACATTGCGACAAAGAATACCCATGCCATATGAACCAGAAAGGTCCCGGCGCGGACTGACAGGCGTTCGGTTCTGATGAAGACCCGAAAGGCTTCGAAAGCCAGTTTCAGGGACATGCATACAATCCAGGTGATCTGCGGCCAGTTCATGATTAAAGCCCCATCGCAACAGCCAGGCAGACCGCTGCAACAATCAGTGCACGGCGGATTAACGCAGCAGAAAACACCAGGTGAAGGCCGGTCTGTACCGGGAAACGCCCTTCAGCCATCAGCCTGTCGTCATGTTTCAGGTACTGACCGGGACGGGCTTTGGGGAAGAGCGAACGGTCAAGCCAGTAACCCAGCACTGCTGCCAGCGTGATGAGTGCCAGCTTGTAGATCACAACAGGCAGCTGCTGTGGTGAGACCAGAGCGATGGTGCCCAGCAACAGCACTGAGGTCAGCAGCCAGCCGCTGAGGCGAGGTTTTTTAACAGGGGGAATGAATTTTTTCAGGTTTTTCATGTGTGTCTCCTTATCTGGTGGAGACAGCATCACAAATACAGGGCGCGAAGGATTTTAAAGCGCGTTAAGAGAGCCGGGGATACGGGATGTGCAGGATAAACGATGAATTATTCACAGAGGAGAATACGATATGACGCA